CCAATTATGCGCTTTAGGGTTGCTCTCTCTTAAAGCATAGAGTTGAAAGTTGGTCAAACTCATTGCAAACTCTTCTTCTGTTTTTTCGTCAAACAATTCTAATTGTGTCCACATTTTGCATTCTCCAGTTAGTTGAGTAAGACCGCATCTCTGCGGTTTCGGCTACTAAAGCCTCATCAGTCACTCTGTTGAGTATGGATATTTATCTAATTGATATTTTTTAGGCGCGACTGCATCACGCATCACAGTCAACTCATCAGCTTTAGCCTCATCTTGCTCGATAGCCTCGCGCACCATCATGTGACAGTAGTTAAGAGTAAACACCATCATTCGCCATGCCTCTGAGCTATTGCTCATGGACTCTGCTATTTCCATCAGTTGGTCAATTGAACTAGGGGTCTTGAATAAATCAGATTTGATAATCGGGTTTTTCATTGCATTCTCCATTTCTGCTCTGCACTATTGCGTCGCATTGGAATTAGTATAACACAAACTTTACATATACGGGGCTAGGCATACGACCCCCACCCCCCAGATTCCCAAATGGGTCCCCCCCGCGTCCTATACACCAAGACTTGCATAAATAACTGATATACTTCTCAAAGTCGCGGAGTCACCACGTGACATGAGAAGCCCCGCAAGGGGAACGGTGTATCTTGCAGTTGCCTCTCCTCCTTTAGACCCCCACCCCGGGGTCTTTTTTTATCCCTAACTTTGTACATAGGTGTTTTCCCTAATACCCCCCGGGTAGGAATCCTACCTCCCTATCAAAATACGTGGTATATTTCGTCAACTTTGGAGTGCCACTTCCCTCCCAATGCAAGACTTAATTCCAGAAATAGACTCTCATGTTCCGCTCCCGGCGTCTGCCGTTGACGCTATGCCCGAGCTGTCTCCGCGTGAAGAACTGGAAATGCGTGCAAGGACTGTTAAGCTCATAGCAGACCTAACAAACACGCCAATTGAACCAAATGAAGACGAACGCCAGCAGGCGGTAGAGATTGCCCAGAGCATGATGGGCGATCAAAAGCAAGTACCCACTCTGTCTACGTATCCAAACGCAACGATAGCCTATCTTGCGGGAATGGTGGCGCAGCACGACACTATGGTCGTGAAAGAGTTAGCTGACTTGAAGAAATTTGTGGTAAACAAGCTGGTGGCGGAGACCGATCACCCAGATGCCAAGGTGCGGCTCACTGCCTTACGTGCTTTAGGAGAAGTAGACGGGGTAGACGCCTTCAAGAGACGCTCTGAAATCACGCACAAACAACAATCTATGGAAGAAGTTGAGAAAGAACTGCTTGAAACCCTTGCCAAACTGGAAAAACGCACTGTTGACGTACAGATGGTAGAGGTTGTACGGTGAAAGTCAGTAGAGAACAGATTGAAACCCTAAAAAACCTCCTGCCAACAGCGTCAGCAGATGAAAAACGCAAGATTCTTGAGCTTATTAGGGTCTGGGATGCCCAATCTGTGCAGAATTTTGGTAAAGAGAGCCTCCTAGAGTTTGCAGATCACGTGTATCCCGGCTATAAAGTGGGTCCACACCACCGTAGACTAGCTAAAATCTTTGAAGACATAGCAAATGGCAAGAAAAAGCGAGTCATTGTCAATATTGCACCCCGTCATGGCAAGTCTGAACTGATTTCTTACCTAGCACCAGCATGGTTTTTGGGTAAATTCCCGCATAAGAAGGTCATTATGGCCTCCCACACGGCTGATTTGGCGGTAAATTTTGGTCGTAGAGTGCGAAATTTGGTGGGAATGGACAGCTATAAAGACATTTTTCCTACCGTAGAACTGCAATCTGACAGTAAATCTGCGTCAAGATGGGGTACAAATTCAAACGGCGAATACTTCGCTATTGGTGTTGGCGGTGCTTTGGCTGGTCGCGGAGCTGATCTTTTCATCATTGATGACCCACATTCTGAGCAAGACGCTAAAACTGGGCGAGCTGACGTCTTTTTACCTGCTTGGGAATGGTTTCAGTCTGGCCCTCTTCAACGTCTGATGCCTGGTGGCGCTATTATTATTGTGATGACACGGTGGTCAAAGCTAGATTTGACTGGTCAGATAGTTAGTCAGATGGGTCGAGAAGAAGGTGTAGATGGTTGGGAGATCGTTGAGTTTCCTGCAATCCTGAACGAGAAACCCCTGTGGGGTGAGTTCTGGACTATTGAGGAATTACTGTCTAAAAAGGCTGGTATGGACGTGCGTTACTGGGAAGCCCAGTATATGCAGAACCCTGTATCAGAAGAGGGCGCTCTAATAAAGAGGGAGTGGTGGCAGATATGGGATCAGGACAAACCACCTCCCAACTGCGAGTTCATCATCATGAGTCTTGACGCCGCCCAAGAAACAAACAACAGGGCTGACTACAACGCCTTGACAACGTGGGGCGTCTTCTTCAATGAAGAGTCAAAGAACTACAACATTATCCTGCTCAACGCTATAAAGAAACGTATGGAGTTTCCAGACCTTAAAAAGATGGTGCTGGACGAGTACAAAGAGTGGGAACCAGACGCTTTTGTAGTGGAGAAGAAGTCTAACGGAGCAGCACTGTATCAAGAGTTTAGACGTATGGGCGTGCCCGTAGGAGAGTTTACGCCGGGTAAAGGACAGGATAAGATTGCCCGTGTGAATGCTGTCTCTGATTTGTTCTCTTCAGGGATAGTGTGGGCACCAGACCGCAGATGGGCAAGAGAAGTTATTGAAGAGTGTAACGACTTTCCAAGCGGTGCAAACGATGACTTGGTTGACTCAACCACACAAGCTCTAGCACGTTTTCGTCAGGGGGGTTTCATTAGGTTACCAAACGATGAACCTGATGAAGTTGAGTATTTTAAAAGTAGCCGCAACGAGCGGTACTACACGGTTTAAGGACACAAAATGGCAACAAGTTCAATGGACAAAGGTTTGTACGCAGCTCCTCTTGGTATGGAGCAAGAGATGGATGCTCCTATTGAGATTGAAATTGAAGACCCTGAGTCAGTAAGTATTGGCATGGGTGACATAGAGATTGAGCTTCAGCCACGTAAGCAATCAAAGGGTAAAGATTTTGATGCCAATCTTGCTGACGAAATGGACGATGGAGATTTAGATTTACTTGGGTCTGAGTTAGTTTCTGACTTTGAAAAAGACGTAATGGATCGCAAAGATTGGATCAAAACTTATGTTGATGGCTTGAAACTGTTGGGCTTGCAGTACGAAGATCGAACAGAGCCTTGGCAAGGGGCTTGTGGAGTGTTTCACCCGATGTTGACAGAGAGCGTTGTACGTTTTCAAGCAGAGGGGATTATGGAAACATTCCCAGCAATGGGTCCAGTCAAAACAAAAGTTATTGGTGAAGAGACACGCGATACAGAAGAAGCTGCTATACGTGTACAAGATGATATGAACTATCAACTCACTGAGGTGATGACTGAGTATCGTCCTGAACATGAGAAGCTCTTGTGGTCACTACCCCTTACAGGTTCTGCGTTTAAAAAGGTCTACTATGATCCGAGTAAGGGCCGTCAGGTCGCGGTGTTTATTCCAGCAGAAGACATTGTTGTGCCGTATGGGGCAAGTAATTTGGAGACGGCAGAACGCGTAGCACACGTTATGCGTAAGACCGAGAACGAGGTCAAGAAGTTACAAGAAGCTGGGTTCTATCGTGATGTTGACTTAGGTGAACCCGGCTATGACATGGACGATATCGAGAAGCAGAAGGCCGAAGAAAGCGGCATGTCTGCTATACAAGATGATCGCTATCGCATTCTTGAAATGCACGTTGATTTGGATTTAAAAGGGTATGAGCACAAACGCAAGGGTAAAGAAACAGGGATTGCTTTACCTTATGTAGTCTCTTTAGATAAAGCAACTAATACTATATTAGCCATTAGGAGAAATTGGTATGAAGGAGACGAACTTCACCTCAAGCGACAACACTTTGTCCACTATCAGTACATCCCCGGATTCGGGTTCTACGGGTATGGTCTTATCCATCTTATCGGGGGCTATGCCAAGTCCGCCACCATGCTCATTCGACAGTTGGTGGATGCGGGCACTTTATCAAACCTACCCGGTGGCCTCAAGTCCAGAGGACTTCGCATCAAAGGAGACGACACCCCCATCCAGCCCGGAGAGTTTAGAGACGTAGATGTCCCAAGCGGATCAATCAGAGACAACATATTACCGTTGCCATACAAAGAGCCGAGTCAGGTTCTGTTTGCTCTATTCCAAAACATCGTAGAAGAAGGTCGCTCGTTTGCTTCGTCGGGCGATATGAACGTGTCTGATATGAGTGCGCAAGCTCCAGTCGGTACAACTCTGGCGTTGTTAGAGAGACAGTTAAAAGTGATGGGAGCAGTTCAAGCCCGCATTCACTTTACGATGAAGCAAGAGTTCAAACTTTTGAAAATTATCATTGCTGACTACACGCCTGATGAGTATGAATATGAGCCTGTAGACGGAGACCGTAAAGCCAAAAAGTCTGATTACGACATGGTGGACGTTATCCCCGTTAGTGATCCGAATGCAGCAACGATGGCGCAGAAGATTGTGCAGTACCAAGCAGTTATGCAGTTAGCTCAACAAGCTCCGCAGTTGTACGACTTGTCAATGTTGCACCGCCAAATGATTGAAGTGCTTGGCGTTAAGAATGCAGACAAGTTAGTCAAGACAGAAGACGACGCCATACCTGTAGACCCTGTGTCTGAGAACCAAGCGTTACTTACTATGAAGCCTGTCAAAGCGTTCATTGAGCAGAACCATCAGGCCCACATCCAAGTGCATATGGCGGCGATCCAAGACCCCAAGATTCAACAGATGATGCAGATGAACCCGCAGGCGCAAGCAATCATGGCAGCAGCTATGGCTCACATCAACGAGCATATGGCTCTGGAGTACCGCAAACAAATTGAGACGCGTATGGGCATGTCGTTACCCGGCGAAGAAAATAACAAAAAGATCACCCCTGAACAAGCGGATGAGATTGCTGTTATGTCAGCGCAAGCAGCTCAACAAATTCTTCAGCAGAACCAACAACAAGCTCAACAACAGCAGGCTCAACAACAGATGCAGGACCCATTGGTTCAGATGCAGATGCAGGAGTTGCAGATCAAGCAGGGCGAGTTGCAGCTTAAACAGCAGAAGCAACAAATTGATGCTGCGGCGAAAGCGGATCAGATTCGCGTTGAAGAGGCTCGTATTGAAGCCCAAAAAGAAATTGCAGCTATGCAAGTTGGTGCACAAGCCGCTGCAAATAAAGATAAAGCAGCGAGACAGCAAGAGACTGAAGGGATGCGTTTGGGCATTGACGCTGCCAAACACAAAGCGCAAATGGCTGTACAACAAGCCGCGCAAAGAGCTGCGCAAAACACCGGTAAACCACCAAATAAGGAGAATAGATGAACTCACAAGCGCTTACATATCTCCTCAAAGAAATTGACAAGTTACGCGAGGATCAAGCTATTTTTTTAAACGGTGGTGGCGCTAAAGATTTCGCCGAGTACCGGCACGTTTGCGGAGTTATTCGGGGTCTAACTCATGCAGATCAAATTGTCAAAGACCTTGCGAAAAAACTGGAGTATTCCGATGACTGAATTTGATGTCGCTGCGGTAGATTTGTCTGGCATTCTTAACACGAGTGCAGAGGATAAAGCGAAGCAGTTGCCTGATCCTAAAACTTTCCGCCTTTTATGCGTTGTTCCTGAAGCAATGGAAGAGTTTGCAGACAGTGAAATTGGTATTGTTAAATCAAACCAATCTATGCACTACGAAGAGGTTCTGACCCCAGTCCTGTTTGTGGTCAAGCTTGGCCCCGATGCCTATACAGACACCGCTCGGTTCCCTAGTGGGCCGTCGTGCAAGGAAGGTGACTTTGTCATCGTCCGTCCCAATTCAGGCACCCGCCTGAAGATTCATGGTCGTGAATTCAGGATCATCAACGATGATTCGGTTGAAGCTGTAGTCGAGGATCCAAGAGGTATTAGTCGTGCTTCTTGAAGAAAAACGCGCACGCGACGCGGCTAAGGCAAAGCGTTGGCGCGAAAGAAACCCAGAAGCTGCGAAAGCGGTGAAGCAGAGGTATTACGCTTCTGAAAAAGGGAAAGAGCAAAAACGCAAAGAAGAAGCTGCGTACAAAGCCTCGGGCGGTCGGCTTGCGTCTGAAAAGCGTCGCGCTATACAACCACTTTCTGAAGCCAGAAAACAAGTTAGATTGCGGTATCAATTGGTGCGGCGATCTGGTGAAAAAACACTTGATCCCTTTAATGCTTGGGTATTGAGGGAAGCTGTTGCACTTGCTAAATTGCGCAATCAAATGTGCGGTGGAGAGTGGCATGTTGACCACATTATTCCAGTAAGTAAAGGCGGTTTGTGTACCCATGACAACCTTCAAGTTGTCCCGGCCTATTGGAACCGGTCAAAATCCAACAAACACACCGGGCGATTTTTCGCTTGTGCATAAGGAGTAACACATGGCAACACAAAAGTTTGAAGACACTTACGAGTTTCCCGATGAGAAAGCAGAGAAAGCTGCTCAAGAGAAGTTTGAAGTTGAGATTGAGGACGACACTCCAGAAGAAGATCGTGGTCGCAAGCCCATGAAGGAGCCTGTTGAGGAAGTGACTGACGAAGAGTTAGCTACCTATGACGAAAAGGTTCAAAAACGAATTAAAAAGTTTACACGTGGATATCACGATGAACGTAGGGCAAAAGAGCAAGCGTTTCGTGAGCGTGAAGCTGCGGAAGACTTTGCTAAACAAGTTTTTACAGAAAACAAACGCCTACAACAACAACTTTCTACAGGTAGCGAAGCCTATATTGAGCAGTCTAAATCTGCTGCTCAAATTGAGTTAGATGCTGCTAAAGAAAAGTATAAAAAAGCTTACGAAGCTGCTGATCCAGACACAATTGTTGCGGCGCAAGAAGCAATTGCTAGGGCTACCCTCAAAATTGACCGTGCCGAGAGCATGAGGCCAATTAAGAATGAGGAAAGAGAATATCAACCTCCCGCGCGTGAAGCAGAAGAATCTCCACGCATGACCCCCCGCACTAAGAAGTGGGTTGAACGCAACAGCGACTGGTGGGGTATTGACGACGAAATGACTATGTCTGCAATGGGAATTGACAGAAAGTTACAAAAAGAGTATGGTGCGGATTATGTAGGTACTGAAGAGTACTTCCAAACCATCGACAAAACGATGCGCAAAAGATTTCCTGAGCACTTTGAAAGTGACCAGAGCTACGAGGAAGACGATCCGCCTCCTAAGAAAAGGGCGTCAGAACCGGAAGAGGAGTATGAAGATACCCCACGCCGTGCAACAAGAATTACT